TACCAATTAATGATACTTTAATTATTTAGAGTATTTATTAATAAGGGGGGGTTTACCCCCCTTTTTACTTATAAACATAGGAGGGATAAAGTGTATGGGTAAGACAACTAAGAAGTCACAGCTCTTAAAGGAATATAATAAAGAGCGAAACCGAATTAAACAATTTATTAGAAACGCTGAAAAAAGAGGTTATGTGTTTGAACCCAACCTTATACCACCAAAGCCAAAAACTATCACGAGTGGTTCAATAAGAAGGCTGTCAAAGATTAGACCTGCACAGCTTTATAACAAGGCTTATGCAATCAGTGCAGTAACAGGGCAACCAATAACAGTTGTGCAGAGAAAAAGAGAAATAAGAGAAGAAGCTTCTAGGAAAGCATGGGAAACTAGGAGAAGAAAAAAAGACCAAGCGGACTATAATCGAATTAAGTCAGACAAAGAATGGCAACAGACGTTTCATGCTTCAAAATTAGTGTGGGATAAAGTACAGTCCATGATAGCAAACGTGGGTGTTCAACAATCCCAGTCAGCAGACTTGTTAAATAATCTTTTAAACTCAGAAATTGAAAAGTATGGCGCAGACGTTGTTCTGTATAGTATAGCACAAGCAAGTGAAGATTTTCTATCAACTTGTGAGGTTATAATTAAATATCATCCAAGTAGTGCTGTATCAAGGACAGCCGTTCAACATTTATATACGTTAATAAGTGGCAATTTACCAAGTGACGCAGAACAGGCAGAAATTGACAAGGCATTAGCCAACGATGAAACTTGGGAAGAAATATGAGAAAGCAAAGAAAATATATGGTAGGTGATTTTGAGACCACTGTATATGAAGGACAGACATTCACGGAAGTGTGGGCTTCGGCGGTTGTCGATCTAGGTACAGAGGATGTTAAAATTCATCATTCAATTAGAGAGACATATAATTACTTATATAACTTAAAACAGAATATATGCATATATTATCATAACTTAAAGTTTGATGGTTCGTTTTGGCTATCGTTCTTGATAGCAGATTTGAAGTACGAGCAAAAGTTATATGTAAACCCTAATAATGATAGTGATGTACACTTTTTAAAAGAAAAAGATTTAACGCCAAAATCTTTTGTGTATTCAATCTCAGACATGGGGCAGTGGTATAGTATACTTATCAAGACACCATACGCATTGATTGAGATTAGAGATAGCTTGAAGCTTTTGCCGTTTTCAGTTGAACAAATAGGGAAAAGTTTTCAAACAAAGCACCGAAAATTAAATATGGAGTATAAAGGGCATAGATACGCAGGTTGTCCGATTACAGATAGCGAAAAACGTTATATTGCTAATGATGTTCTCGTAGTTAAAGAAGCATTAGAAATTATGCAAGCTGAGGGGCACTTAAAACTTACTATCGGCTCGTGCTGTCTCTCTGAATTTAAAGCTACAGTTGACAAACAAGACTATCAAGCATTTTTTCCCGATTTAACACAGTTTAAATTAAACCCACTTGAATATAAATACTCAAACGCAGACGAGTATATAAGACATTCATACAGAGGAGGATGGTGTTATTTAAAGAAGGGATGTGAAAACAGAATTTACAGAGAGGGTATCACAGCAGATGTTAATAGCTTGTACCCGTCTATGATGCATTCAGAAAGTGGAAATTATTACCCATATGGTCAGCCAGTTTTTTTCAAGGGTAAAATTCCACCAAAATGTCTTACAGACCAATATTATTATTTTGTTCGTATTCGCACACGTTTTTACTTGAAAGAAAATAAATTACCATTTATACAGATTAAAGGTAGCTATTTCTATAAGGGTACTGAAATGCTTCAAACATCTGATATAGTTGATAAAGACACAGGAAATGTATGCACATGGTACAAAGATTTTGACGGAAATATTAAAAAAGCTATTGTTGAAATGGTACTTACTCAAACTGATTTTGAACTTTTACAAGAGCATTACAACCTTGTAGATTTTGAGTTATTGGATGGATGTTATTTTAGAACTATAACAGGAATTTTTGACAAGTATATTAATAAGTATAAGGAAATTAAACAAAATAGTACAGGGGCAAGACGAACACTAGCAAAACTCTTTTTAAATAACTTATATGGAAAACTCAGTAGTTCGGATATATCCTCTTTCAAAGTGGCAAGGGAGAAGGATGATGGGTCACTAGGTTTTACAACATTTGAAGAACACGAAAAGAAAGTTATGTATATCCCAATAGGTTCAGCTATAACAAGTTATGCTAGAAATTTTACTATTCGAGCGGCACAGCAAAACTATAAATATTTTGTATACGCTGACACGGATAGCATACATTGTTGCACTACAAAGAAAAATATTAAAGGAATTAAAATACACCCTTCTAATTTTTGTTGTTGGAAATTAGAGAGCTTTTGGGATTCAGCTATTTTCGTTCGTCAGAAAACTTACATTGAGCATGTTACACATGAAGATGAAGAGCCAATTAATACCCCATACTATAATGTAAAATGTGCAGGTATGCCAGATAGATGCAAGGATTTGTTTGTTAAATCAATGGAGGGGATAACAGATGAAGAACTAGAGAAATATACCACAATTCAACAGGAATTTTTGAAAACAAAGAGAACGCTTGCAGATTTTAAACAGGGGTTAGAAGTTTACGGAAAACTTAGACCTGTGAGAATTAGAGGTGGGATAGTATTACAGGAGACAACATATAAAATGAGATAAAATGTTTCACGTGAAACATAACAAAAGAGACAGATTTAAATCTGTCTCTTTAATATATCTATAACGTTAATTCTTAATGCATGGGTAGGCATACACCCAACTACACAGGCATGTCTTATATTTCAAAGAGCCTTTCACACCTATGTTACAAAAATAACTAACGCAGATACCATTAATAATACGCTAGAGCTTTAAGTATACATTCTTTACAGTCAAGTGAATAAAATCTAAAACACCCTCTATCAAAGAAGTATCTCATATAGTCAATTAACCATCCATTATTTTTGAGCATTACATAATTAATATTGTGGTCGTCTGTTGTAACCGAAATTCTTTGTTTAAAATCAGGGTCAACTTTTTTGTCACAGTAAACTATGCTTTCCTCTTCAAACATTTTAACGGCATATTCTTCACCCTTATATTTAAGCGTGCATAAATATCGACTCTGACCTCTCATTTTATCAATGAAAGCGTTATTATCGTTGAGGTAGACATTCTGTGACGCATAGGCTACATAATTAGATTTGTTAAAAGCTCTATTAAATAGTGAGCTTACCTGTGACTTAGAAGCACTTTCGTTGTATCCCTGCTCAAGAACAAACCCATCACCACGTAAAAATTTAACGTCAGAGGTGAGTCTATCAGTGATGTCTAATGCTGTGTAATACGGATTAAGAAGTGTTACAGCGTTTGAAATCATTATAACAGGAACATATCTAACTTGACTATTATTACCCCTAGCAATTGAAGTGTGTATGCTTATAAATTTACTGACTTCATCAGCACAATAATGATTAGTTTCGGACTGAAATTCATCGAGAAGTATTCTAGTTACATCACTGAGATAGTGAGAATATTTTTTTACTTTATCTGCACAATTTAGTGCAACAGAGTAACCACAGGATTTTCCCTCGTCCTCTTCATCATATGCACTGCACAGAAATAACTCATACATTTTACTATTTCCAATTTGTACAGCCTTCATTGTGTACGTTGAGAAAAAAAGATTATGTATATCCTTAAAGAATTTATCAGCAGAGTCTTTTAACTCGTCTTGAAATCTGTACAGTAGGCAAAATTTCTCGCCATACTTTAAAAAACGATTCATTAGATACCTATTAAAATATGTTGTTTTTCCTGCACTTCTATTTGATGTTGATATATAAATTTCAGGTACATTTCCATTAATATCTTTCATGCTTAATAGCTTAGTGCCATCATAGTATTTTATTTCTTTCATTTATCCACTTCCTTTAGTTTATTATATCAAATTATCCACAATTTGTCAAATTAATGTTGATAAATTGTGGATAATATGTTATAATAAGAAAAAAAAGAAAGGAGGTCACTATTATGGTTAATGAGTTATCCACATTAATTTCTACGCTTGGTTTTCCCATAGGAATGTGTTTAATTATGTGCTATTACATTAACAAAATCAATGACGCACATAAGGAAGAGACAGCCAAGTTTGCAGAAGCACTCAACAATAACACACTCGTGCTTCAAAAACTTTGTGATAAGCTTGACAGTGAGGTGAATGTTAATGACAAGTAGTGATATTGTAACAACGGCAAGAAGCTACCTTGGAAAGCCCTACGTATGGGGCGGAGAGTCTGAGTCTGAAGGTGGATATGACTGTAGTGGTTTTGTATATTCTGTACTTAATAAGTGTGGCATGAAAGTACCAAGAACTACAGCGCAAGGCTACTCAGTGTTAGGCAAAAAAGTAACAAATATTCAAAGTGCTGATTTACTTTATTTCGGTAAATCAACCAAGAGAATTAGTCACATAGCAATCGCTATTAACAGTACACAAATGATTGAGTCGAGAGGAAATAGTAAAAACACAAAAACAAACAAGGGTAAGGGTGTTTCAATTACTAATATTTCACACCGAAACGACTTAGTACTTGTTAAAAGAATTGTTGATTTTAAAGAGGAGAAATTAACAACTATGTCTTTATTGAAAAAAGGAACTAAAAATAACGATGTTACTGTATTCGAGATACTAATGTCAAAGTTAGGGTATTATACACGATCAATTGATTCTCACTATGGTCAAGGGTGTGTATCTGCGTGTATTAATTTTCAGAAAGACCATAATCTTTTACAGGATGGCGAGTGTGGAAACAACACATGGAAAACACTTCTTACTGAGGTAATTTAATGGCATGGGTAGTTATTGAAGGTACTAGGAAGTATCTGACACAACCGCAGATGAAGAACAATGCTGTAGAATTTAATGCATACTTCACTGGAAGATATACTCTTGAAAGTATCTGCGGTATGTTGGGGAATGTTCAGAGAGAAAGTACCTTAAACCCTGGGTTAAAAGAAACAGTAAATGTATCTAGTGGGTGGGGGCTAATTCAGTGGACGCCATCCAGAAACCTCACTGACTACGCAAGTAATCAAGGTAAGGATTGGAAAGATGGCAACTTACAGTGTCAACTTATTAATGCCGAAGTACTTGAAGGATATGGCGGTCAGTGGATACCAACTAAAAGGTATCCATACACAGGACTACAATTTTCACAACTAAAGGATGTTGAAGAAGCCGTCAAGGCTTACTGTTTTGAACGTGAGCGAGCTGGGGTTGTAGCACTTGACGAAAGAATCCAAAACGGAAAGAATTGGTACGAGTATCTTAGTGGTACACCTGTACCGCCCACACCGCCCACACCGCCCACACCGCCCACACCCACAACAAGAAAACATTTGCCTATTTATATGATGCTACACAGAAGATTTTAAGAAAGGAGAATGATAATGGCTAGATTATCAAAAGACGAATTAATCGAAAAAATAAAAAAATATGTCGGTGATAGAACGGATGACGAAACAATTGAGATTATTGAGGATATATCCGACTCAATCGACCCGTCCGATGCTGACGAGTGGAAACAGAAATACGAGGAAAATGACAAAATGTGGAGAGACAAATATATTTCACGTTTTCTTGAAAAAAAGGATGATGAATTAGACACACCGACAGAACACGAGGAGGAAGAGAAAGAGTGCAACTCTTTCGAGGATTTATTTGAAGAGGAGGAAGATTAATGGCTAGAACAATTGCTAAAACGAAACTTGATGCACGCTCAATTGATATTCTCAATGTTATCAGAAATAACGCATCATATGCTTATCAAAAAGATATACCAAAAATAGAGAAGGAACAGGACATTCCAAAGGTTGGAGAAATCCTTTTTGGAAATCCGACACACTCCAACGAATTTATCAACGCTTTAATTAATAGAATAGCGTTGGTGCGTATGCAGAGTGCAACTTTTAACAACCCTTATAAGCACCTCAAAAAGGGCTATCTTGAATTTGGCGAGACTGTAGAGGACATTTTTGTTGGTATTATCAGGGCTGTAAAATATGACCCTGAAAAGGGTGCTAGTAGAGAGTTTAAACGTACTCTGCCTGATGTTCAGTCAGTCTTTCACATGACTAATTGGCGGGTAATGTACCCAATCACTATTGAGAAACAGGCTTTAAAAAGAGCTTTTACATCTGCTGATGGTGTTACTAACCTTATTACATCAATTATTGACCAAGTTTATCAGTCGGCTGAATATGACGAATACTTACTTTTTAAGTATCTGCTTATCAAAGCAATTTCTCATGGTAAATTATATCCACAGCCTATTGATACTACTAACATGAATAGTGTGGCTGTAGCTTTTAGAGGTAAATCAAATTTACTCCCTATTGACATGACAGGGCGATTTAATGAGACTCATGTACAGAACAACACACCTATTGATAAACAGTGTATTTTTATGGATGCTGATTTCAACGCTAAATTTGACGTCGAAGTTCTTGCCAGTGCTTTTAATATGAATAAAGCAGATTTCATCGGTAAACTTCACCTTATTGACGATTTCAGTTCGTTTGACAACGAAAGATTTGAAGCGATAAGAGAAGAGTCTACAGGTCTCGAAGAAGTAACGACAGCCGAGCTTACACTTATGAAAAATGTTAAGGGTGTTTTGCTTGATGAGGAGTGGTTTCAAGTTTATGACAACTTATTCGAATTTGACGAAACACGTGTAGGTAGTGGTTTGTATTGGAATTATTGGTTGCACGTTTGGAAAACTATATCATACTCACCTTTTGCTAATGCAATCGTTTTTGTTGACAGTAGTGCTACAATTAACAAGCCCGAACAAATTACTGCTAAAATCACAGGAAAAGATGTATCTGAGGTTGGTACTATCTTTACACTTAATGTGCAGGATGACACAGCTACACTTGCACCTAATTCAGTTAATTTTGTACAGACTGAAGACCTTACAAAAGCGGGTATTGCCGTGCAGAAATATGGTGCTATTGTAATTCCGTCAACAAAATCTGAATCAGAAATTACTCTTGTAGCTGATTTAGATGGAACAACCTACACAGGAGTTACAACAATCACAGGTGCTAGCGCTGTAGGAGACGCAGTCGTATTAAATGAAGGATGATGAACAATGTACATAGTACCCGATAGTGAGGTGTACATGCTGAGTGGAGTACCACTTTCCACTCAGCAGAAACACACAATTTATTTTTCAGATAAAAAAACACAGGCAGATTATTTTATTAGTAAAGCCAAAAAGCATTTTAATAACGTAACTTACAACAGAGTTAATAAGGGTAAATGTCGTTTACAGGCTACAGCAGACAGCTTATACGACTGTAATTACATGATGTTTCAAAACTCAGCTTTCAGCACTCGGTGGTTTTATGCATTTGTGACGAGTATTGAGTATATTAACAATGTTACTGCTGAGATAAGCTTTCAAATTGATGTTATACAAACCTATTGGTTCGATATTGAAAGAAAACAGTGCTTTGTTGAAAGAGAGCATACAGTTAGTGATAAAATTGGTGAGCATATCCTACCAGAGAATGTTGAGTGTGGCGAATATGTTTACAATGGTGACGCTCAGATAATCGGATTAGGCTCTTTAAGTACTTGTACCATGGTACTACTTGCCACATCAGGCGGATACTTATATGATGGTGTTTATAGTGGCTATCAAATTAAAGCGTTTGCAAACACAGAAAAAGGCGGAAACAACCTTACCAATTTTTTAAATCAATATTTAACTACCCCCGAAAATATTTTAGCACTATACACGTGCCCTACGGATATACTTCCTGTTGAGGTCACAGACGAGGGTGTTAATATAACCTTTACTGGAAATACTAATCCAATAAATGTTACTGGCATACCGATTAGTAATACTGACACATTAAACGGCTACACACCACGAAACAATAAGCTATACACATATCCTTACAATTTCAATGAGGTAAGAAATAATTGCGGACAAACATTAATCCAACGCTATGAATTCTCAGAAAATCTTACACCACATTATAACATCGTTGGTAACATGACGATGCCAGTACAGGAAGTGTTGCGCCTTGATAGATACAAGGCTACAGAAACAAGCGGGCCAGGGAGAATGGATATGACAGAAACCATCACGCTTGACAGCTTCCCTTTATGTTCGTGGAATGTCGACGCATTTAATGCATGGGTTGCTCAAAATGCTGTACCAATAACAATTAACGCTATTCCGTCAGCCATTCAAACTGCTACGGGAATGATTAGTGGACAGTCAAGTAATTCAGCACTGGGTAGTGTGCAAAATATATTAACAAGTGCTTACACGGCTAGTATTTCTGCTAACGATGTAAAGGGCAATTATGCTACTAATAACGCACTATTTGGTAAAGGACAAGTATGTTTTGAAGCTCAGCGAAAGTCTATCACGGCTGAGTACGCTAAAGCTATCGACAAGTATTTTGATGTATTTGGTTATGCTTGTCATACAACTAAAGTACCGAATGTGTCAAGTAGACCTCATTGGAATTATACAAAAACTGTTGATTGTACAATAGTTGGCGGAGCGCCTAGCGATGACATAGCTCTGATTGAAAGTTATTTTAACAATGGAATTACCTTCTGGAAACATCCTAGTGAAGTGGGTAATTACTCTCTTGATAATTCAGTATAGAAGGGAGGGAGATAAAATTGAGTAAAGCAAGAAAAGCAAGACGAAACATAGAGCGAACTTCTTTTGGTGACAGCATATTTTATTCGCTTTACACCTTTGACCAATATTTAGACTTATTTACAGAAATAGCAATTAGCTCATTTGAATGGATTGGACTTCCAAGTACTGTAGATGCACGATTTATTGAGGTTGGACTGTACGAAAATAGAGCTATGTTGTATTTTAATGATGAAGTGATGGGAAATCTGTGCTTGAGAACTATACTTGGCGGTCAACTTGATGTGTACAACATACCACTTGATAGACGAGCATTTGCTTCTAACGGATATCAGCGTGTATGTGGAAGAAGTGACAGTGTTATCATATGGGATAATATGACACACTGGTGTTGCAAAGATAAAATGACAATATATGCTAAGCGACTAGCCGAACTTGACGCAAGTATTGATATCAACTGCAAGGCTCAAAGAACGCCTGTTTTAATTAAGGGTAGTGAACAACAACAATTAGCTCTACAAAATGCGTATATGCAGTATGATGGTAATCAACCTGTTATTTTTGCTAGTAATGATTTTATGGAAGGAGATGGTAGCTCGTTTGGTGTGTTCACAACAGGTGCGCCATTTGTCGCAGATAAGCTATATGAGCTAAAGGTTAATCTATGGAATGAAGCACTCACTTATCTAGGTGTAACAAACATTAGTATTCAGAAAAAAGAACGAATGATTAAGGACGAAGTGCAAAGGCTTCAAGGCGGTGTAATGGCTAACAGATATTCAAGAGAATTTGCAAGGCAACAGGGTTGTGAGCAGATTAACAGAATGTTCGGTACTCAGATAAGCTGTCATTTCCGTGATGTATTCAATCAGAATGATGACAGGAAGGAGGATGACGATGAGTAAATTTACAACACAAGTTAGGTTTATATGCGAAACATCTGCAAAGCTTACAGAGTCGCAAGGGTTTAATGACATTGAAGATATACTGGATAAGTCTTGGAACAAGATTTTTAGCGACTTTCCTATTTTTGATGAAGAATACCGGGCAGAACTTTGTAAGAAGATTTTAAGGCATTACTATACAAGAGAAATTTGTTGCGAAACTGTAGGAAGATGGAAGTTGTTTTTAAGTGATAAAATGAAAAACATAATGCCTTATTATAATCAGCTTTATCAGAGTGAATTGTTAAAAATTCAACCTTTAGTTAGTGTAGACAGATCTACTACTCATGAAGGTAGTGGAAGCGAAACCAAAACCACTAACAGAAATGGAACTAATAGTACCAGTTCGAGAACGGATGGAAGTACTGATACTTGGAGCTATTACAGCGATACACCTCAGGGCGGTATTAACGGACTTGATAGTAACGATTATTTAACAAATGCCACGCATAACGTTGGTACTGATGTTACTAGTAGTACACTAAACGGAAGTACTACTGATAGCGAGACAGGGTCAGGTAATAGAAAGGACAGCTATGTTGACAAAATTTTAGGTTATGATGGTAACCAGTCTGAGATGCTACTAAAGTTTAGAGAAACTTTTTTAAATATTGATTTGATGATTATTGATAATGTTAAAGATTTATTCTTTACGTTATGGTAAAGAGAAAGTGAGGTAACTATGAACAATTTAAGACCTTTTAGGTTGTGGTGTCAAAAAGTACTACCTTTAGTGTATGACGATAGCTTAAGTTATTATGAGTTATTATGTAAGGTTGTTGACTATTTAAATAAAACTATGGAAAATGTTAATATCTTGAATCAAAACTTTGAGGAACTCCAATCCAATTTTAATACTCTTAAAAAATATGTTGAAAACTATTTTAACACACTCGATGTACAGGTAGAGATTAATAACAAACTTGACCAGATGGCTATTGATGGCTTTTTTGATAAGTTAGCATCAAAATATTTGGCTAAATCTATTCCTTTACCTATAAATTATACTTACATTAAAAACGCTACTGTCGATGACCTTTTAAATAATTATTTATCATTTAATAATAATATTATCTTAAATGAAAAATTAACTGTAAATGAGCTATTTTGTAGAGATGGTATAATTTCCGGTAATGCCTTAAGTTTAATTAATAATCTCACAAAGATCGGAAGAGCGTCGTGT